GCCATCCTAAACTATGAAGCTGGTATGAATGAATTCTTACAAGCCCTTGTTAATAGAATTTCGTTAACCTTAATTTCTTCAAAGATGGCTACAAACAAATTAGCTATGTTCAAAAAGGGTATGCTCGAATATGGGGCAGACGTGGAAGAAATCTTTGTTAAAATGGCAAAAGCGGAACATTTTGATGTATCGAAGTCTGAGACAGACCTTTTAAAGCGTACAAAACCCGAAGTATTAGCCATGTTCCATAGGACTAATCGAGAGGATAAATATCCGACTACTATTGAGGAAGGTCAGATTAAGAGGGCATTTTTATCAAGTGACGGTCTAGGTAAATTAGTAGCTGGAATCGTTAATTCTCTTTATTCGGCAGATGCGCAAGACGAATATGTATTAATGAAAGAATTGATCGCTGAGTATTTCACAGATGCCACAATTAGTTCTAAATATATTGAAGTGCCAAAAGTAGTTGACCAAGCAACGGCACAAGAATTTATGAAAGCTGTCAAACAAACGTCAACGGACATGACCTTTATGTCAACCGATTTTAACCCAGCTGGAGTTATGACCAAATCAGAAAAAGAGGAACAAGTCTTATTGATTCATAAAAACGTGGACACAAATATTTCTACTGACTTGTTAGCATGGGCTTTTAACTCCAACAATTTTGACGCTAATATTCAAAAGGTTGTTGTCGATGATTTCGGTTCAATGCCAAACACACAAGCGGTACTAGTGGATAAAAACTTTTTCATGGTGTGGGACAAATTGTATGAAACTCGTAACCAATATAACGGTTCTGGATTGTACTGGAATTATTGGTTACACCATCACCAATTACTATCAACGTCCCAATTCCAAAATGCGGTAGCATTTAAAATCAAACCACAAGCATGATAGTAATTCCAAATACTGAGGTGCGGTTGTTATTTTCCGTGCCTCTCAACAATAATTATGAACACCAATTAACCTTCAATTCAAAGTCGGAACAATCAAGTTTCTTCTATAATAAAACCGCCCACGCTTTCACCGATTTTACATATGTAAAAGAAGACGGCACTTTGAAAGTTCCGAGGGGTCGGAATAAGTTATACAACTGTAATTACATCATGTTCCGTAACAACGAATTCACTGATAAGTGGTTTTACGCTTTTATCACGAAATTGGAATATGTCAACCCAGACACAACAAAAGTGCATTTTGAGGTTGATGCCTATCAATCATGGATGTTTGAAATTAATTATCACCAATCATTCGTTGTCAGGGAGCATACCCAGAGGTGGAATGGAGACGGGTCACCAGTCATTAATACCGTTGATGAGGGTTTGAATTACGGGTCAGAATATGAAACGGTGTTAGTTCAACAACATGTACCGTTTGACGATGTTTTTTTCTTGGTTATGGTGTGTACCGAAACGATGCACGGGGGTAGTGCTGATAAGGGTTTAATCAAACCTGTTTTAAACGGTAGCCCTCAACCTTTAACTTATTATATACACCCGTTTCGAATGAATGGGACAACCCCAAAAACAACATGGCAAGGCACGGAATGGACATTGTCTTCTTTAAATGATGTTTTGAAAGGGTTGTACAAGCAAGAGGGGGCGGTAAACAATGTAGCCGCCTTATATGTAACCGAGTTTTTAGGAATTGACATGGCTTATGATGGTACAACAATTGCATTTCCTAGTAACTTTGACCCCGTCACCATACAAGATGGAACAAGCATGTTTAACACCTACTATTTAAAAGACCTACCGAATTATGGGGGTAAAATGAATTGGTTAGGTAGTAAATACTTAGGGTATGCCAATGTAACCGAATCAAAACTATTAATGTACCCTTATACCGTTACCCTATTAACCGACTTGAAGGGGAATACAGTCGAAATTAAAAATGAGTACATTCAAGACAAAGACCTTATTTTAATGACAAAAGGGTCAATGGGGGTTTCAAATAAAGTTTCTTATCATGTTGCTAACTATTTAATGAACGAATCGGACATGGAAAACGCTGGGGAAGTTGCTATGGAGCATGCCCTCATTAATAATAACCCTAATGATGTTCCCATCATTACAGATTTATTGTCAGCCTATTTACAAGGTAATCGAAATTCACTAGCAACCCAGACCCAACAAATCGCTTTAAATAGTATCATGCGGACAGTTGGAGGAGGTATGTCTACCATTGGTTCGGCTGTCGGTCGAAATCCCGTTGGAGTTGCGGCTGGGGTTGGTGAAATGGCAACGGCTGGGGTTAACTCTTATTTTCAATTACAAGGGTTAATGGCTAAACAAAAAGACCTTGAAACCGTGCCCCCTTCCCTAACAAAAATGGGTGGAAATACCGCCTTTGACTATGGGAACGGGTTAAAAGGGGTATACATTGTTAAGAAACAAATTACGGCAGAATATCGGAAAAAGTTATCAGGGTTCTTTAAAATGTACGGGTATAAAGTGAATGAGTTAAAAATGCCTAACTTTAAAACAAGGCAACATTGGAATTATGTCCAAACAGTGGGAATGAATCTTACAGGGAATATCCCATCGGACGATATAGCAACCTTAAAGAACATGTTTAACAATGGGGTCACGTTATGGCATGGTGACTGGATAGGGAATTATGACCTTGGAAACGGTGAGGTGTAATGGTTCAATACTATAATCCTGAGTCACGCTCATTGACATTGGCAGAAATGACTGTAAACAGTGAATATATTTTAGGTTATTTATTACCTAAAGGTTGGTCACGAAATGCCGTTTGTGGGATGCTTGGGAACATGCAAAGCGAATCAGCTATTAATCCAGCTAGATGGCAGTCTGACGATATAGGGAATATGCGTATGGGTTTCGGTTTGGTTCAATGGACACCAGCAACAAAATACATTGATTGGGCGAATTCAAACGGGTTACCGTATAGGGAAATGCCTTCCAACCTTGAAAGAATTGAATGGGAGGTTGCTAATAACCAGCAATGGATAAAAACAACTAAGTACCCGATTACCTTTCAAGAGTTCAAAGTGTCAACGGCAAGCCCCGAATATTTAGCACAAGCCTTTATTATCAATTATGAGCGTCCAGCGAACCAAGACCAACCCATTAGGAGTACGCAAGCTAAATATTGGTGGGATACCCTAAGCGGTACGGGAACAATCGACCCAGACCCCAACCCAGACCCAGACCCAACCCCCAGCAATAAAAAAATATACCATTTATGGTTATCTGGGGCATTAAAATGGTAGGAGTGATAAACATGAGTCAAAAGAAAAAATTACAATCATGGGAATCTCGAATATCAAATGTTGATACTTATGATATGTACTATGACAGGTTGAAAAACTATGCCCTTGCTATGTTCGAATGGGAGGGTTTACCCAAAGAGATTAATAAGAGATTTCTAGAATTGAAAATGTATGAGAATGGCAGCGTTGTATTTCACAAAGACCCCTCTATGGGGTACATGGTTTCTCCCGTTGTCGCTGGGGGTATGATAAATTATTATGAAGAACCAACCGACTATAAAGCCGTGTCAATTGGTTATAACCGTGACTTGTCACCTGACAACGGTGTGATAATCTGGAATAATTTTTCAAGAACAAGCATTATTCCGACTATCCGAGCGTATGCCTATCGGTTGTACCAAGTCGAAAAAACGATGGATGTTAACATCAATGCCCAAAAAACACCCGTGTTAATCTTAGCAGACGAAAACCAACGGTTAACAATGATGAATGCCTATATGCAATATGATGGGAATGAGCCTTTTATTTTCGGGAATAAAAAAGGTTTCGACAAAGAGAGCATCAGTGTTTTAACAACCGAAGCCCCTTTTGTATCTGATAAGTTAATGGCTTATAAACATAACTTGTGGAATGAAGCTATGACATTTCTGGGAGTGGGTAATGCTAAACAGGACAAAAAAGAGCGTTTAGTTTCGGCAGAGGTTGATGCAAATGACGAACAAATTGAGATGTCACGTTTTTACATGTTACAAGCCCGTCAATATGCTTGCGAACAAATTAATAGAATGTTCCCAGAATTAAATGTTTCGGTAGATTTCAGATTGAACAAAGAAAAAGACAACGATCCGAACGAAAATAAGGAGGGTAACGAAAATGAAGATTGATAGAATGGGGGCTTTAATTGTAATGTCACATCTAATCATTACACTTGCCATTTTAGGCATCTATGCCTATACGCTTTTTTCGGGGAAAGCCGACACAACATTACAAACAATTTTAACCGTCATTATTGGTTACTGGTTCGGTTCAATGGGGTCAACGGCTATTAGGGGTAAAGACAAAAAAGACAAGGGTGTGTAAGCATGGCAAAATACACAACACAAATTAGGAGCATAGTCGAGAGTGGTTA